ACCAATCATACCTATCATTCCACCACTTTTAATATAATTTCCTATTCCAGTGCCTATTTGGCTAAATAAATTTGGTCTATCAATTAAATTTTCTATTGCTCTAACATTACCTGCTCTAACTTGTGCTCTTTGATTAGCCGTTTGTTGCGCCGTGCTTCTATCATCTGGACCTGGAGGTCCGTCTCTACCAAAACCTTGATCGCCTCCTCCTGCAACTGAATCACCACCACCATATGCGTCATCACCACGATACCCAGGTCTTGAACCATCCATAGTTTTTGAAACTAATTGTCCAAGAGCATACATTTGTCTAGCTTGTTGTAATCTTGTAATTGACATTATCGTCTTCCTCCAGCATGTATATCTAACCTAAAAGTCCCTAGCTTCCAAGTAGTATCCACAGCTGTGTTGGATATTGTTAAAGCAACTGCTCTAGCTCTAGCTCGGGTATCTACTTTTGTTGTGCTAGATGTAATACTAAATGGTCCTAATGATGAACTAGCTGCTGTGTTATTAGGATAATTTCTTAAATCTAATTGTATAATAGATGTACCTTGTTGAGATATAAAGTCAGGAATAATTCTGCTTACTCTCATAATATTTTCACCATCACCTCTAAGGTCTCCTAAATTTGTTGCAGCTCCTCTTACAACTTTTTGTGTAATGTCATAATCACCAGAAGTAATATTAGCTGGAATAGCAACAGCTGTTGATGCTGCTTCTTGTTGATTAACTCCTGTTTCGTGTTCAAAATAAATTGTTGTACCATCGGTATTACCGGTTACATCAAACGATGTATCAACTCCTGCATTATATTTAGTTGCATGAGGTAAACCAAATACAGAAGAATCTTCCCAAGTTGTTCTAGGATATAAACTACTTGCATTAGTAAACCATATAGGTCTTTTAGCTGTTGAATCTAGATAACTATATGTAACAGATCTAGTGTTTACATTTGATGTAGCTGTTGGATAAAACCAAGTAATTTCTCCAAACAAGTTATTAATACCACAATAAATTAATTGATTAGATGTAGTATTTAAATCATCATAGACATAGTCTTCTACTAAACAGTCCATTGATTCTAGTTTACCAGTGTATCTAAAGAAACCATTATCAGACATCCAGTACGCAGCACCATCAACTTCTACTGCTGCATTCATTCCAATCAATCCACAGTTAGTACCCACTTGTTCAAAAGCAAATGTAAATGGAGTACCAACAAAACGCATAGTAAATAAAGCTGTGTCAGTCCAAATGTAAATTGCATTTCTACCTAACTTACCACCCATGATCCGTGATCCGGCGGCCAGTCTTTGTGTACCAGCACTATTCTCAGCTGTTGGTGTATAGTCTGTAATATCTTCTTGAGACGAGAATCTTATAAACATATCATCTTGAGTTGCTTTATTTCCAATAGTTGTTTCTGTACCAAAGAAAACTAAGTGACGATCGGGAGTAGATACTAACATATCACGTGACGCTGTTGGTGCCCCTGATATAATAGTTGCTCTTGTTGCTGTTGCATTTGTTGCATCACCATCCCACTCAAAACATTCTCCATTATGTATTAAAGCAATAAGTGTAGAACCTAAGTTGTCCAAGGACCACAGACCTGGATCAGTAACTTTATCGGTGTTAGCTGCAGCTGATCCCCATCCAGTCCAACTAGATGTGTTAGTGACAGTAGCTCCTCCACTATGTGCAGCCCGAGTTGATCCTCTAACTGCTCTTGTAATTCCTGTAAAACTTGTGGCTGTTACACCCGTGTAAGAAATTTCTTCAGTTCCTACTTGAAAGTAATTAGTTCCTGTAGAGGGAAATCCTGTAGTGCTTCCGACATTAATAGTAGTTCCTGATCCACCTGTACCATTAGCATCATTATTTAAACCTGGAGCTGTTAATGTAGTTGTTATTGATCCTAGAATTGAACCACCAAATAAAGATATACCCCAACCAAAAGCTCCTATTTGTTCGGCCGGTCCTACGTGGTAGTATTGATAATAAGTAATTCCTCCAGAAGTAGTTGCTCCACTTCCTGTCTCAACACTTGGCATTGTAATAGTTATAGTAGTTGTAGTTGGTACACTAGTTACCATAAATTTTTTATCACAAAAATCTGCTGATCCAAAATTAGAATTAGTTATTGCACTAAATGTAGAAACATCTCCAAATAATATTATATCCCCTGGAACAAAATTATGTGCTCCACCAAAAGTAATTGTTACAGCTGTGTCGTTGTTAGTTGTGCTAAATGCACTAGTGATAGCTGTGCCTGATGGATTTGTTAATGGGTGTATGTCATAGTATACTCCTCCAGAGTACACATATAAAATTCTGTTTGTACCTATCGCTGCAAATTTTGTAGATTCTTTATTAACAAAATGATGAAGTCCTCTTGCAACTCCTGTAAGTTTTGATTCTCCTAATTGACTCCAGCCACCTATTTTTTCAGGTGTACCATATCTAAAACGAACATTTTCTCCACCTGTCCATTGAGACTCAGCACCTGTTGATGTAACTTGTTTGTTGAACCCTGGTAGGAATCCTAGCTTTTGTAACATATAACCTCATTATAATACTATTTTACAAATGATGGTAGACCCAACATAGGTCTTCCGTCAAATCTATTTTTGTCAGCAAATGGGCCATTTACATGATTATAATGTAGAAATACTTGACCGCAAATGTTCCCGTCAAAAGGCTCTCGCCAATGTTCGAGTTCACATCCACTATATACTAGCATATCCCCTACTTCAAGCAAGACTTTCGTGCCTGCTGGGGCGTTTGGTTTTACAATATTCTGTCTTTCATTAACAACATTATTAGCTCCTGTGCCATCTATAAATATAGGCCAAGGATCTCCTCCTAAATTAACCGTACATGATATTTCACAACTAGGTCTATCTTTGTGTCTATGTAAACAGTCTCCTTTTTTATACGCTCTAGCATATGAATAAGTTGGTATTAAATCTAACCCTGAATGTTGTTTCATTACAGGCAACATTTTAACTAATAGTGTATCCATAACAAAATCACCATAACACGAGAATGTATTAGGTATTTGTTGATCGGCCCATGTTCCAAGAATATGGGATTGTGAATGTATATTATTTTTATACATAAAAGCAACAGCATCTCTTTTAAGTAAGAAATAATTAAATATAAAATTAGCCATATCATAAGATAATGCTTTTTTAATTACTTGATACTTTTGATCTTTAAACATTAAATCCTTTCTGTATAAAATTAAAACTCACGGATATCCTTATATCATTAGATTCGTTAGGTTCAACACAATGCCACAACCAAGCTGGGAATATAATTATTCTACCTTCTAATGGATCTACACGAACCTCTTTCCATAAATGTGATGGCGGTTTGCCTTCTTTTCTGTGCGGCATAACCATATGTGCTGTGGCTCTTGGATCATTAAATACTATCTGCCCAGAGTTTTTAGGTGCTTTAATATAGTACACTCCACTAAAATGACTGTTAGGATGCACGTGAGGTCTGTTATACCCACCTGGTGGGTTTATATTAGCCCACATATTTCCCATTATTGGTTTTCTATCTAACCACTCTTCTGGAAATATTTCATTCATCATTTTAAATAATTCATCTACTAAAGGTTTAAAGACAGGAATCTCATGCATATTAGTTTCACTGTGCCAACCCTTTACATTAGTTCGTGTTACACCTTTGTCTTTATCGGACCAATCAATTACAGCTTTTTCAAAAAGTCTATTATCTAGGTTAACATCTTTAGCATATATAATTGTTGGAAAGTATGCAGCTTTAATCATCATTTAAATGGCGTGCCTCCAAACCACATAACTAAAGATTTTCTGTTGCCGCGTATTACTGGTTTTACTCTATGTCTAATAAACGATGCAAAGAATATTGCATGTCCTTGTTTTATTTTTGCAACTTTACCTTCTTTCATTAATTCTAAATCTCCACCTTCAAATTCATTTTCAGGAGATAATAAACAAGTCATAGATATTTTTCTAACGGGTGGTTCGTGTTGCATGTTTACATCATTATCTACATGCCAATCATAAAATCCACCTTCAGGATATTCTGTGTATTGAGCGGTTTCACTTACAGTCATTCCATCAAAACCAAAATGATTACCATTAGTAGCTTTCATAATTTTTTCTATGTCTTTGTACATATCAGCCATTTTTTTAAATGGTATCCAACTAATGTGTGAAGTTCTAACTTTAGTATCTATCTTTCCACCTTTAATACCTTTTTCATTTCCAACTCCTGCATCATTTCTAGGTTCGTTTCTTCCTGCATCAATAATCATTTGACATTGTTTAGGAGTAAATATTGGTGTAGTCGTTTCAACTATAAAAGATCGCCATCGTGGTTCTGTTATCATATTAATATCCGTATTCTACCCATCCCGTTATTATATATTTATCATTAGACAAAGGTGGGTTGCCTCTATGAACGTGTGTAAATTGTGCTGGCCAAACTAATAATGTATTTTTTTCAGGTTTAAATCTACACTTTTGATATAAAAATTCTGTTTCTCCACCTTCTGTTACATCATTAAGATAAACACTAAAAGCTAATATTCTATTTCTTGCTTTCATTTCAGCATTTTCACAGTGCCAGAAATGATAGCCTTCACCTACTTTAGTCTTCTGTATCTTAACCTCTAGTATATTATGTGTGGCTAATTGTTTTAAATAAGAATATTTTTTAACATACAAAGGGTATACCTCTTTAAAAAATTCTTCTATGAAAGGTTTATTAACATAGGCCATAGAAACATTCATATTTTTTATGGTATCTATTGAATTATCAGATACCAATGTTTCATCTACGTTTCTAGAATATATGGCTCCTTGTTGTTCACACTTATTAAAATAATTTATATAATCATCTATTAATTGGTTTGGCATAAAGTTTTTAAATAAACCTATGTGATTATTTATATAATATTGCTTATCCATTATACTGCACCTCTATTTTTTATTGGATCAAATTTTACATCACAATTTGCAGCAAGTGTTCGTCTAGTCTCATTAGTTCCATTAAAAGGATACACACAATGTCTCATGTCATATGGAAACACATAAAAATCTCTAAGGTCCATTGGTGGTTGGTAATCTATTTTAGCAAACTGACCATTAGCGGCTCCTAATATTTGTAGTCTACCGTTTTGTTGTATATGTCCTGCTGAGTATTCTTTACCATATGTTGAAGGTAGTTTTAAAATCATTACACTTGATAGACCTGTAAATAACATACCTCTATGTACGTGAGCTGGATTGTACTCGTGTTGTTTCATCTCATTAACCCAAATAGAATTAAGGTGTAAATCGTAATCTTTTATCTTATTAAAAGCTAAGTAATGTTTAAACATTTCCATAAAATAATTTGTTACATCTTTTGGTAGCCTATTATGATTTTTCATTTTGGTTTGATCGGCTCCATGATAAAATAAAGAATGTTCGTTTTCTATTTTACCTACTAATTGTCCATTAGCAGGGGCTAGATTATGAAAGTTAGATTCATAAATATAATTAATAGAGTTAAATATATCTAAAGGAACTTGATACTTTAAAATAGATTGACCTAAAAATACAAACTCAAATTTAAAATCTAATGTGTCCATATTCTTCTTTTATCCTTTCTGGAATTTTTTCTATATATGGATTATACACTTTTCTAACTGGTCCAGCAAAAAGTTTATGCATATTGTTTCCAACTACTTTATCATCATAACATAAACCATTTATTTTTACTTGATCTAAATTATCAAAACGATGGTTAAAATAAGGTTCATCTATAAATTTATATATTTTTTTAAACTCTTGTTCAGGGTTTGCAACTATATCATTATATTTTACAAAATGACATATTTCAGGATATTTATATGCAGTTTGAATAGATTTAATTTCTTTTACAATAGCACCATTTATATTCATTAAAGCTAATAATTTTTCTTCATCAGTTTTTCCTAATTTATTTACAAAAGAATCTGGATTTTCCGTATACCATTGCATATAACTTGCAAACACGTCCATTAAATTTCTTAATAAAATAATACATTTAAATCCATATTTAAAATGTTTTTTTATTAGTTCAAAGTTTCCAGGAGCACCGCTTGTTAGTACAGGTCCACGGTCTATGATTATTCTTTGAGGCCAATCTTTGTAATATAAATTATACACATTATCTAAAACATTATCTAAAGACTTGTGATCAGGAAAGTTTTGAAAAGTATCTATTGTCTTTATTGCATAGATATTTTTCATTATTTCTAAAGTTACAGAATTAGCTGTTGTGGCTATTTCAGGGTTCTGATTCATAATACTTGCAAATAAAGTATTTCCAGATCTAGGTAATGCAATTAAAAAAAATAACTTACGGTTTTGGTTTTCCATGTTGGGTAATTTGTTCTTTCTCTTTATAACTGCTTTCTAGCTCACCAGATTTTTTAATTCTCTGTAGTGATTGTAATTGACCCATTACATTAAATATCTCAGACTCACTAGAGTTCTGATTTAATGTCTTTGCTTTCTCGTGATATTGTAAACCATAAGATTCTAATTGATGGACATTAACATCTTTGTCATTAAATGATCCGTCATTAAATTCTTTCTTTAACATAGACCACATTTTAATTTCACGCATTCTATGTTTTGCAACTTTTTCCATAGAAGCTTTACCAAATATAGCTTCGTCTAAATCTATTTTATATTTAGTTGCTTTATATTCATCTTCTTCTTTTTCTATTTTACCTTCTAACCATTTAATTTTTGCTTCGTTTCTTCTGTAATCAAATGACAAAGCCATAAGGTTATCTAAATAACTAGATTGTTCTCTTACACATTGCCAATATTTTGAAGCTTTAGTTGGGTATCTATTATCTTGTAATACAGAAAACCTTGCTTCTGTTTCTGTTCGAAACATTTGTTTCTTGGTCCATGTGTCACGGAGCTCCTCCACCATACCTTTAAATGATGATAGGTCTTCTTGTGTTAATAGATTATTTAAATGTGGTTCTTCTTGTTGTATAACTTCTTTAACGTCTTTTTTCATAGCTTTATCCTTTATGTTTCTTTCTTATATATACTATTTAAAATATATTACAAGACTTAACTATCGTTAAAAGTTCTTGTTTGTGGATCACCAGCACCTGTCCATTCTTCTGTTGCTTGTGAAAGACCTGGATCAGTACTTCCATTTGCAATTACAGCAGCAGAAGTCGTACCACCTCCAGCCGAATGTGATCTTGCAGTATTTAAGTCACCATCTTCTGTCCAATTTGTGCCATTCCATATTTCTGTTTTTGCTTGTGCTGTGTTAGGTGCATTTAACAAACCACCAGCTGCCATACAATCTGTATTAGAAGCACCTTGGCCAGCTATTTTTTCTCTTGCAGTATTTAAATCGTTAACTTCTGTCCAATTCGTTCCATTCCAAGTTTCTGTAAGTGCATAATCTGTAGTGCCTGCATTATTTCCACCAAAAGCTAAAGCAGCTGTTGATGTCCCTGCTCCTGCTATTGTTTGTCTTCCTTGGTTTTGATTGTTTACTTCTGTCCAGTTTGTTCCATTCCATAATTCTGTATTAGCTCGTACAGGTGGTCCTCCTCCATACTGCACTGCTGCAGGACTCCCTCCAGACATAAACTGGTTTTTATTAGACGTATTCATAGTATTAACTTCAGTCCAATTAGTTCCATTCCATGTTTCTGTTTTAGTTCCAACACTAGGAAATGGATCTCCTCCAGCTGTTATTGCAGCCGTTGCAGTTCCACAACCAGCATTACTATTTCTTCCATTATTCATGTTATTAACTTCAGTCCAGTTAGTTCCATTATAACTTTCAGTTCCAGTATAACTATTATTAGGT